TGCTTTGCCACAATCCCTATATGTTGTGGTTTGCCAGTATGGGTGAAATCAAATGAAATGATGTCACCCTCACGAGCCAACTTAGGGTTAATCTGCAAAGCGTTCTTCTTAGCCCAATTTGTGATCTCAATGACTGATGCTGAGTTCAGGATTTTCTTTTCATGTCCTGCTTGTTTCATGCACCACACAACGAAATCGGCACACCAACTTTCGGCTGGTCTGCCTAGGGCTTTGGAATACTTATTAGCATTGTTCTTGCCTTCGGCATAACCGATCTCTTTAGTGGCAATCTCAGTTAATGAGAGTGGCAAGTTCTTCCTCGCTAAGTCCCAATTTGTCAGCGATAGCCTTGCGAGCGTCAGCCTTAGCCTTGATAGCAGCATCTTCATCTGCCTTAGCCTTAGCGAACTCAGCCGCAGCCTTCTCGCGGTCAGCGATTTCTTCCGCAGTTAATTCGCGCTCGATTACTTCGCCTGTTTCGCAATTGATTTCAACTGCTATTTGCTTGTCTGCCATGTTATCTCCTTATGAGTTCTTGATTCCATATAAGTAAAAGGTTGAGTATTGAACGAAATTTGCACTGCTATTGTTATACAAATCTATTCTTGAAATAGCGGTTGTAGATGCGTTATACAATCCTGCCAACATTGTTTGATAACCAGTTGTAGCATTATTTTCTTGAACTGAATTGCTAGAATAAGATTTATAATTAGAAGATGTATAATTAGGAATATATACTTCAATATTACTAAATGTATTAGCAGTTGAAGTTGCTCCATTACTTCTACCAATTTTAATTGGTCCTGAATCTACTCCAGAAGTAACAGAACTTCCATCTCCCTGAAGTTCTCTATCGGAACGAGAACCAGCATTATCATTATTAAAATATATCCAAAGCGCTGCTTGGGTTGCAGCAACATCACATCTAGAACTTACAACTAATAATAAATCCGTATAAGTCTGCGGAATTGACGAAAATGTCACGCTGGCAGCCCCACCAGCACCAACTGTTGATGAAGTAATTAAAGTATAAGTCGCTGCCATTATGCCGCCTTTATTCCGTAAAGGGTGAAGGTTGAGCCAATATTTGCCGTTGGGGTTGATGAAAAACTTCCGCTAAGTGAAAGAACAATTTGATTTATAGCAGAAGTTGAACGCCAAAGAGTGACACCTGCTTGTGTGGCAGTTCCAGCATTATTACTTCTCCATAAGGCGGTTTTATATGTTGAAGTATTTGAATAATTCATAAAATGAACAATTGTATTAGTCGCTCCTGCAGTAGAACTTGTGATTGAATTTCCAATATCTCCGCCAGTTTGGTTTGAATATCTGACAGAAGTTGCAGATGTGCCGTTTCCAATAAGTTCGGTTTCGGAATAATTGGAAGCAGTATCTCCATTTAATCTATAAGAGAAAGCAGTTGCAGAAGCAGATGAAGAATAATTCATAACCAACACCAAATCAGTATAGGTTGAAGGAATTGATGAGAAAGTCACTGAATTTGTTGCACTACCTAAAGTAGTAGTTGCAATTGGCTCGTAAGTAGTTGCCATTATGCTCCCTTAATTCCGTATAGGGCGAATGATGAATATTGAGAAAAAGTAGTAGCAGCAGTAATTGTAATTGTTGAAACCGCAGAAGTTGAACGCCAGTTTCCTGAGAATAAATCAATAAAGCCACCAGCACCATTTATATCAATGCCAGTTAATTCTCTTACAGTTTTGTATTTATTAACATTGGCATAATCCAACACATCTATAATTCCAACTGCTGGAGTATTGGCTGTTCCACTTCCGTTAATTATTGCCATATTTGCAGCGGAAGTAGATGCTCCTGAAGTTGCAGCAGCACCAGTTCCTTCCAAATAATGGCGTGAATAATTTGTTGCAGTATCGCTATTGAAAGTCATTGTTCCGCCGCCTGAACTTCCAAGGGCAATATAACGAATTTGAAGATGGGTATAAGCAGAACTAATTGATGAGAAAGACACTGTGGAAGTTCCACCAGCACCCACAATAGTTGTGGCAATAGATTCATAAGCGGTTGAACTGGTTGCAGCCCCACCGCTTAATAATCCAACGACTGAATTAAGCAATTGCGCCTACCACATACCAAGTATCTGTTGCAGTTTTAATGCAAGCGGCAGACTTGTATTGAGCCACTGATGGTTGAGCAGCAGTTGCACCAGCAGATAAAACTGTTGTAGTTCCCGAAGTGACTGCCTTAATTGTGCAAGCACCAACACCAATGTTTAATACTGTGATAACTGTGCCAACTGGATATGCCACTGAGGCATTTGTTGGGATAGTGAAATTCACCGCAGTAGCCTTGTTCATCAATACCAATGTTTGATATTGATCATTAAGAACTGGAGTGTAATCCGCAGTTTGGGTTGAAGTTGAAAATGCCACCAATGCGTTCATGTCCGCTGCCGTTAAAACGTCACCTGTTGAATAAGGCATGCCTGTAATTGCCACTTATGTCTCCTTAGTATCCTAGAACAGAATTATAGTCCCCAATTACGCCATAGATTGGCGAATCAAGCACGAAAGAGCCAACGATTGGCTCGGACGTGGTAAAAGTAGTGCGCCATTGGGATGGGCTAATATCATGGGATATGCCCACCACCTGAAGGGTTCGATCAATGATCGTGCCATCTTGGGCAACGTTCTTGATGCGAAAGGTTTGGAAGAAGTCCCCTGCTAAGGCGGCTTGGATGCCAGTCTCATAGTCAGGAGTGCTTAAGTCCAAAGTCATTGAGTCAATGCGAATAGCAGTTTCAGCGCGTGTCGCAACATAGTTCTTAGCAATGTTTAGGGCATCAGAATCATTCAAAGCCACAATGTTTTGCTGAGTGATTGAGTGTGGGAAGTATTTGGCAATGGAGTCAGCATTTGAAGCAATTTGAGCAGTTCCACCTATGGTCTGAACATTGGCTTCATTAATGATCAATTTATCATCCAGTTTAGGGACTATGTTGAAATAGGAAATACCAGTTCCATCATTTGAAAAGAACACTGGGTCTTTACCAGATTGAGCCATGAGCCATGCGCGAGAATGGAATTCTGCAGCACCTTCGCCATTCATATAGAACGCGCCTTGCTCAGTGAATTCGACCATCTTGATTGCATCTAGGGCAGTTCTGTTGGTTGCTGGGTCTGCTTGGCAGATAGTCTCAGAACCGCCAGTTGTAATTTCACGCAATGATGATGGAAAGCCAATTTGATCCAAAATCTTATTGATGCGTGTGCCAGTATCTTGACCAGAACCAGAGTCAGCAATTGTAGTTACGTTTGCCATTTGAAGCAGACGGAAACCATCAGTTGCATTGATTGTGACATAGCCCACATCTTGGTCTTTAGGGTAAGTGTATTCATAAGAAGTCACATAACCTGAAAAGATATAAGAAGTTACGCCGTTATAAACTCCATAAGCACGAATTTTACGCAATGGCACTAAGTCTGGATAATACGGACTTGAGGAATTCATTGGATTCCATGCGCCTGTTTCATCAGCAATTTTAAAGATTGCATTAGCGGCTTCAAATTGATCTCTTAGAAGGTTATATCCACCCAAGATTTTAATAGACATTACTTGACCTGAAATATCAACAATGCGTGGGATTGACTCACCAAGAGTTCCATAACCTAATCGGGCATTTTGGACATCGTCAAGAATAATTGGGTATCCAAATGTCGCGCCATTTGAAAAGTCAAATGTCGCGCCGACTGTTACTGGATAACTCATTAGCCGTTGTTGATTGGGTTAATGCGTGAAAGGCTTGCTGGTGTCCCAGTCACGCTTTGATTTTGTAGGTCTGCAGTTAAATTGCCATTGACAATGTTTAAATTAACATCAACTGAGGTTGGTGTGTAAGTTGAAGTTGATCCATATTTTCCTGCAGCCGTTCCAGCAAAGTATCCATAGGACGTTCCAATGCTAGGAGAAGTAGATTTAACGCCAGTTGAAGTGGTGTAGAACGTTCCTGCCGCAGTTGAGATGGTAGGGCTATAGCCAACCATTTGTTGAGCAATTCCAAGGTTCTTAAGCGCATCAATCATCTTCTGGATTGCATCTAGGGCAGATTTGGTGCTATCAGTCCAACCAAGGAATGGATCAGCCTGACGTGCCAACATCGCTTGCTTTTGAACTTCAAGAAGTTTCATGGCTAATTCGCCAGCGCTTTGAGCATTGCCTAAAAGAAGTTCTTGTTGTGTCTTAAGTCTCAATCTATCTTCTTCAGAAACTTTGCCTTGAAGTGCAGCGATATTTTGAATTAAATCAATGTTGAAAAGTTGGTTAGCCTTTTCCAGAATTGCTGCTTCCTTCTTTGCCTTAGCAGCCAAAGCAGCCTGAACTGCTTGGGCTTGCATAAGTTTTGCTATTTCTTTATTGCGAGCAATTTGTTCTTTTTCGGATTGCGCTCTTTTAGCAGCAGCAGTATCAATTGCCTTTCCACCACCGCGAGCATATTGACCTCTAGCCATTTGTGGATTTGACTTACCAGTCAATAATTCTTTTGTGGCTGCACCACTATTTACTAAACCTTTTACTCCATAAGCAACAAATCCAGCAACACTGCCAATTGCTTTGATTACTCCAGCAGTAGATTTAGCAAGAGTATCCATATTTGATGAAATATCATTTAAACCAGTTCCAGCACCAACGGCAGAATTGATTGCATCAACTAAACCTTTACCAATAGTTTCTTTGGCATTATCGGCTGCTAAAGCCAACTGGTTCATTGGATCGGCAGCCTTTATTGCAGCCTGTCCTTTAAATTTTTGATTTATTAAATCTTGGATTTGAGCAAATGATTTTCCTGCAAGTTCAGCATTGGTTAAACCAAGATTATATTTCTTTAATCCTTTTAAATTTCCAACATAGGCTTGTGCTAAATCCTGAGTAGTTGTTGCTAAATCTGTTCCAGAACCAGCAGAAGCGTTTAATGCAGTCTCAAGTATAGATTGAGACTTAGACACTGATCCAGTGACTTGAAGAAGTGACTGCATGGCTGGACGCAACTGATCATCTGCAACCTTATAGGTTTTCTCCATGTTACCAATGAGAGTTTTAACACGACTGTCCTCAAAGGCTAATCCTAAAGAATCTAAAGTTGCAGTTAAACGTTTAGCAGATTGATTATCAGCATTGAAAGCCTGAACGGAAGCCCTGCCGTATGAAATAAGTTTTTGGGCAGCAAAAAGTCCAGCAAATGTTTTACCTAATTTAGCAACACTTTTATCAAGTCCAGAAATTGATTTATTAGCCTTATCAAAGGCTGGCTTGCCAATATATTCAGCGCCAATACCAATTACTAAATCTGGTGTTGCCATTATATTCCTCTTCTTTGCTTAAACTTTGCTGCTGAGTTTTCTAGTGCTTTCATGATTGCATGAGTTGCTCTGCCTTGATCTTCATCCCAAGCCTTGAACATATAACGTCCCATTAACTTTGGTTTTCTGCCAACTACCTTGCCTAAAGAGTTAATAAAATCTCTTCCTGCATCTTTATTAACGGAATGGGATACTTTGTGATTAAAAATATCCTTACCACGTCCAACCCAAGGTTGTCCATCAGAACCCTTGCGTCCTGCAGTTTCATAAATAGCACCTGTGGCAGTCTTGTTCATTATACTCGCAGCATAAGAAAATCCGCGTCTATTTGTCTTGCTTGGTGTAGTTTTGTATCCAATACCACCACGCATCAATTTAGCATCATATTTAAAGACTGTGTGCCCTTTAACCATATTGCTTAATGGTGGTGCTGAATCAATATAACCACGAGCCTTACGAACGATAGGCTTTAGAAAAGATGACATTGTGGCTTGAACTTCTTTTTGAAGATCAGGCTCAAACTTGCGCAAGGCTTTCCTAAGCGCTTGTCCGCCTTTTATTTGTGCTGCCACGTTCGATCTCTTTCGCTCTATCCCTCATAACCATCAAAATGCTTTTAAACATTCTTTCGCTCATGTTCTCAAACTCACTAGGCGGAATCCCAGTTTCGACTGCCAAAGCAGCGATTGTATAATGAATGGAATCCCGCTTTAAGCCAAAGGGTCGGCTGCCACCACTTCTACTTTTTTAAGAGTATCAAGGAATTCATCGCCAAATGGCTTTACTGTTTGTCCTGATCTGCGCATTGCTTCCCAAGCCAACCAATATGCGTCTGACTGCTTTTGTTGCTCAACTAGGGTCTTAAAGAACCCTTCGCCTGTTTTGTTCTCAAATGCCACTTCGATTGCTGGGGTAATCAAAATTTCTTCGACTTCCCCAGTAATCTTAGTGATTATAACTTTTGCTGCCATTGTGAAGCCCTTTCTATTTTTTTAAATTACCAAGTTCCTGATGTTGCGACTGTTGTCTTGCTATTGCAAGTAAGTGTCAAATCAATAGTTGCTTCATCTGCAACTGCGCCGTTGATATCAGTTAGGTTATCAACTAGCACTGTGCCTGAGTAAAGAACGTTTGTTGCTGATACTGCAGCAGATGAATCTTGGATAGCAGTGAAAGCAACTGTTGTGCCGTATGCTGCTTGAAGTGTTTGCAGAATTGAAGATGATGCAGTGTCATTCAAGAGTGATACTGTAATGACGTCTGCTGACAATCCAGAAACGTATTTTCTCGCGGTATCGCCCATAGCAGTTACTTCAACCTGATCTGCTTTACGGTTTAATTGAAAACTGGTTACGTGATTTGAAAAATCGACAGAACCCAATTTGAAGCCTACCTTGTTGTTAAGAAATATAGCCATCGATTATTCCTCATCTTTCTTGTTAATTGGCTTTGGTGCTTCCTTAGTGATCTGACCAATCTTTGCAAGAAAAGCCAAATCCTCTGGTGTTAGATTAGTCATGATTACTCCCATGAAGTTAGGACGCTGATCCGCAGGTCTGCGGTCAGTAGGTCACCTGCAGTTGTATCAACTGATACGCCAGACAGAGTGCCAATTTTATATTTTATCGCGGATGCAGATAATTTGTTGAAGGCTGCAACCATATATTCTTCAATCATTTGAAGTGCGCCTTGGTTATCTGCCAAAGGAACATAAAGTTTAATAATGAAATTAGCCAATGGTGAAACAGTGTTGTAACTGTTGTTTGATGGGCTTAAATAAGGATCATCTGGAGCGACTACAACTGAGCAAGCGATGGGTGTGGCTGGCACGTATGAAAACACCGACCACACGCCATCGTTTGTTAGCGCGGATGCAATAGTTTGTCGGAGTGCAGTAACGGCTGCCATTATCCAACCAATCCGCGTGGCGATAAGTAAGGAGCAGTTAAGCCACGAACTCTCGCAGTAAGTCCAGAACCCATTTTATAGAATGGGCTTGGAGAATATCCGTCTGGAGCAACGCCAGATGATGATGACAATTGTCTGCTTTGCCAGATGTCAATTGAAATTAAAAGCGCTGCGGTTTGGATGGCTGGAATGGTTGAATAGTCAGTATAAGTATCTGCAGTAATAACGCCATAAGGTTCAATTGGATGGCGTGGCGTATTTGTTAAATGATCTGTTGCAATGGTAATGGAGTAAGTGCCGACTCCAGTGATGGTTTGGCTTCCATTATAATGAGCGCCACAACCTGAAATAACTACGGTTTGCCCAACGTAATAAACGTCCGTTACTGGGTCTGAAAAATAAAGAGTGCCCACAGTCCCTTGATTGCTATGAGCCACAATGTAATTTTCATTGTTCCATAGCAAAGGAAGAAGCACGTTGTCTGCAGCATTGCACACCTCTTGAAGTGATGCGTCAGTATAAAGACTGCCAATTCCCAGTGCTGATCGCAATTCTGCGACTGTTGTTAATGACATTCTTTATCCTTTCAAAGTTAGATTAAGTGGCGCTGGCAGGGCTTCTAACCAGCGCCACTTAACGAGATTACGCTAGGTTGTAGCGGCGAACGCCTGCGCCACCCTTAGCAACGTGAATTGCTAGGTAACCATACATATTGATTTCAACTTCGCCTGAAGTCAAAACATTTACGCGTAGATTTGTTGTTGGTGATTCCCAAACATAAACTGATGCTGGAGCAACCAAGAATGCTGACTCATCAACAATTCCTGAAGTAGCAATGTTATGATCAACGATTAGATCGTTGCCTAGGATATTTCCTGCAACATTTGAACCTGATGCTGAACCAGAAGCATTGTAAGTTGAATTTTGAGCAGTGTATAGGCTGCGACCAGTTGAATCTGCATAACCCATGATTGCTGCCCATTGGTCAGTTGATGCAACTAACTTGTTGGCATAATCGCCACCTGTCCCCTTATAAGCGGCAGCGGCTTGAACTGCTAAGAATGATTGCAAACCAGCGGCAGTTGCTGCAACGCCAGTTGCTTGAGTTCCTGCAGAAGTAAATGCTGCGATAAGTGCATCATCAGTTGCCTTCTCGTAGCCTTTTCTCATTTCATTCAGAAGCAATTGCTCAAAAGCAGGATTTGAAAAATCAAGCAATTCAAAACTCACGCGGTTTAATGAAGAATACTTAGCCGCAGTTACAGTGTCATAAGAAGATGTCATTCCAGTTTCGCTTGGCGCTCCGCCTTCAGAAACCGCTGCAGTTGTTGGAGCAGTTCCCATCTTTGGAACTGTGAATGATAGTTGTGGAACAGCACCAGCACGTGTTACTGCATCGAATGCAGGACGTCCTGAGAATGTTGTTGTGATGAATTGTGTTAAGTGTGCTGGCAGTGTTAAACCAGTGTTTGTTGATGTTGAATCATCCGCAGCAAGAATAGTGCGGCGTGCTTCTTCGTCACCCATAGCAGCCTTGATAGATGCACCAAGGTATTCTGAAGATGAGATTGGCTTTACGCGCTCTGTTACTGAAGAGAATGTTAGTGTCGGGCGAGAAGCCTCAACCGCTTGGGTCTCTACTACTGCTTCAGGCGCAACGGTGTCTTTTGTGGTTTCTTCCACTTGGACTTCCTCGCTTTCATTTGTTGTTGTTTGTTCTGCTGCTTCCTCGGTGGATGCAGCGACTCGCGAAATTTCAGCCGATGCAAACGCTGGGCTTGCAACATGGCTTACTTCTCGGAGAATTCCTTTGGTTACTATTCTGATACCATTTTTATCCATTGATGACTCAATTGGCTCAACGCCAACACTGAAGCCAGTTTTTAATCCGTCAGATGCAAGTGCTAATGCTTCATCTCCACGCGCAGTTTTTGATACTTTGAAAGTTGCGTGAATTCCCTCATTGCCTTGCACAAAATTTACCGCAGAACCAAGAATCGCCTTTGAATTATGCTCATCGAGCAATTTAATTTTCTTGTCTGATGGGATTTCAATTGATCCTGCAGCAAAAATAACCTTACCAACTGAAGTGTGACCAACTTCAGTCCCGTAAGGCACGACCTTGCCAGCCATGATGCGGCGCTCTGAGTCGCTCGCTTCAATGTCATTGCTGAATGTTAGTAGTTCCACTTTGATTTCCTTTCGGAGTTATGTCATTCATGATTTGGGCTTCTTCAATACTGATTAAGCCAAGGTTCAACATTTTTTCAGTTACGTTAAGTCTTGCCATTGGATCAGGACGCAAAATTGATGAATCTAAATCAAATTTAACTTCATGCCCTTGACGTGTAATGTCATCCATGCTAAGGCGTCCTTCAATGACGTTAAAATATGGTGACAAAGTTTGTTGAATAAAATGTTTGTTTTCATCATCCAAATTGCTATAAGTCATTGAACGATTTTGATCTGCAGATAAGTAATATGCAGGAACATTGCAAAGACGCGCAATTTGAGTTGCCATGTTTGATTGAACTTCAACCATTTGTTGATCTCTGGCTGAAAATTGGGTTGGAATAAATTCTAGTGCTTGAGTTAAAAATGCAACTGGCTTAGTCTTACGAGCCAAATTCCATTTGTTTAATAATCCTTCAACTTGGTCTGGTGGAAGATCAGCACCATTGTTTTTAATGATACCTTGAGGAATTCCAACTGATACGTTTGTTGAAAGTGCATCTTGCAAATTCTTTGCTTGACGTAATAATGAAGCGCCGTAATTTAACACGCCTTCATTTGTCATTTGGAAGGTTACTAATGAACCTAAACCTGACATTGGCACTGGTTCGCCATTTACATAATACTGAGTCACATAAGTATTATTTAAATTTAAATCCCAAGTAACTCTTTCATTTAATACAAATTCAAATCGTGCAGGACGTCCGTCATCTGCATAAGTTTCAGTCACTTGCCAATAAGCGACTCCATACCAGAAAAGCGCATCCGTTGTAAGCGCCATTGTAACTGTATAAGGTTGTGATACAGATGGTTGTTCCATCCATACTGGCAATGCTAATTCTTCATCAGTTGATTTTTTGTAAAGTTCAATTTCAGTTTGTGAAACTAAATTGACAATTAAGTTGCGACATTTAGCAGCCGCAGGAATTGACATTCCTTCTTTGCGTGAAATGCGTGCAATCTCATTGCTTAATTGATAAAAATTGTCGGTGATGATCTGCGGTGCTTTTTGCGCAGTAATGCGTGGCGTCATATCGCCAAGGAATGATAAAATGCCCATATCGGACAAATCATATCATACTATCACAATTTAGAAGTAGATTTCGGCAGTAGATTGTGGTTTATTTAACATATACACCAACATTGCCAATCCGATAGCCCCAGAGACGTCAGAACTGGATTTGCGCCTTACGATTCGCCATCCAGCGTCATTGGTTTTCATTCCGCAGCCATTTAGCATGGCAACTAACTCAGGTTGCCCTGAATGGACGATTCTGTTATTGACAAAGGCATCTAAGAGATCACTGCAAGCCTGATAGAAGTGTTGTCCAGAGATTTCATTCATCTTCCAGCCTTGTTGCTCCAATTTGGCTGCAATAGACGCGGTGGCGTATTTATCGAAGCCAATTCCCTGCGGACGATACTTCAGCGACCATTCATGAATATCGCTGGCAATCTTTAATTCATCAACTCCAATATCTGAAGTCCAAGTCTGGATTAAACCAACGCCAATCTTTCCGTCAGCCATTATTTGAGCGCCTACCAGAGAACACTGACGTTTTGACGGGCTAACATCAAAGGCGAAATAAGTTGGCATACCAACTGGCAATTTAAGATCAGATAGGCTAGTTGCTTCAATAACTCCCATTGGGAAGGGTGATTCTAAACTCTCGACCCAGACACAAAGCATTTCAGTTTTGGTTGCTTCGGCTGAGTTAGTTGCAACTGCTTCTTCTAAAGTCTCTTCAGTGATCGTATGTCCTAAGGCTGGATTAGCCAATGCCCAAACACTGCGATCATCAATCTTGCAAAAGTCTGGAGCGCTATATTCATACCATCCAAATGTTTGGCTTGGATAACTTAAGGCGCGCGAGCGTAAATCATTCAAAACTGTTGAGAACATATCGCCAGCATTTGAAGTCACCATAGTGACGCCTTGGGTGGCTCTGGTTAATGGTCTAACCGCCGTCCATGCTTCTTCAGATACTTCACGTAATTCATCCACGTAAAGGAAGTCAGCGTGTTTGCCGCGCGAACCGTCTCTAGTTGCTGCAACTATTTCATACTTTGCGCCGTTCTTTAATTGGATTACTTCAGTTCCATTTGCAAATCTGATCTTAGCCACTTGCTCTTTAAGAAAGTCATTCCCCTCAATAATTGCAGCAACTTCTCTAAAGACATCAAGTGCCATATTTCGATTGCTACTCATACCGATGACGTTCTTAGAACCCCATAAGAACAAATGGCCAAGGATCATAGATACGGCGAGAAAAGTCTTGCCATTCTGACGCGCTACCAACACGCCTATGGTTTTTCTGCGAAATTTCCCATCCTTATCAATGGCGAGCATATCCGTTAAGCAATGCTTTTGCCAAGGCATCAATTGGCGGTCAATCTTTTCACAAAATTCTATTA